ATGGCACTGCCAAGGCCCGTAGGCCCAGCCAATTGTGATGCCATCCCCTGGTTGCCAAGTGGATTCATGCCTGCTGGCTGTGGGATGCCACCCGTAGCCCTGAGCGGCGGCACATTAGGCAGTCCACCTGCCCAACCCGCGTTACTAGGAACCGTCATGTCACCAAATGAGTTGAAGCCAGCCATTAGCGTCGTGCTCCTGAGAGTTCTTCCATAGCTTCAGAAAGACTTTCACGCACTGACTTGCCCTTCTTACGTTCAGGCTGGGGTTGTGCACCGGGGGCACTTGGGCTTAACGCTACCGCAGCCCTACGCGCTTTATCAGCCTGTTCTTGCTGGGCCTTGCGCTCAGCAGCTTCCTTAGCCTTACGCTGGGTTTCAGCAGCTTTGTTTGCGTCCGCTAAAACCTTGGCCCTCACTTCAGGAAGGGCATAGAGCGCCATATCATACGCCTTGTCAAGGTCGGCATTGCCGTTTGGCAGGGCAGGAACCATCCCACTTTGCAGTAGCTGCGCCATGGTCATACGCACTTCATCAAAATGCGGCTTACCCTTTGACCAAATGTCAAGAACTTCATTGGCTTTTGACAAGCCCTGTTGCTGCATCTGCTGTTCAATGCTGCCAAAGCGCTGACCTAGGACATTCCCTAGTTGCTGTAATTGCCCATTCCACCATTCCTGAAGTTGTGGAGGGATTTGCTGTGGAACTTCCGGCGCAGCCGGGGCAGCAGCTCCATCGCCTTGTGCAGCAGGGCGTTGTTGCGTCTGCGCCTGTTGTGACTGCGCCGGTTGGGCATAGGCCGCGTAGGCAATGCGCGGGTCTAGCCCAAATGATTGTGCCAAAGCAGGGAAGGCTTGCACTGGCATGCCACGCTTCACCCGCTCAACATCTGCGGTTAGCGCTTCAAACCACAGGAAAAGCTGGTTGACGGCTTGCGCTGGCGTGTGACCGGTTTGCTGAATAAGTTGATGACGCGGGGTTAAGGCAGCATCAATATCACGGTATTTGGCTTGGAGCTGCTCTACGCCTTTGGCACTGTCCTGCTCACGTTTCAGGACAGCCTGTTGTACGGCTTGCGGCACATTGGCCCATTCAGCCTTGGCCTCACGTGACCAAGCTTCGGGCGCAGCCACATCAGCGGCAGCTTCCTGACCTTCAGCTTCGGCACCTTCTGCCGGTGCTTCTGCTGGTTCCTCAGCCTCCTGTCGTGCGCGGCTGGTATAACGGCCTGTCCCACGGTCACGGTCACGTTGCTTTTCATCACGGCCAGTGGGGGCTTGCGCCCGGCGTTGATCTTCAAAGCCCTTCTCAAGGTCTTTGCGGATGGAACTGCGGCCACTACCTGGGCCGTCACGCTGCGGTGATTCCCGTTGCGGTGATTCCTGCGGCGGCGGCGCTGCGGGTTCCTGCTGTTCAACATTCTGCTCTACTTCAGCCATAACTTACTCCTCACTTGTTGCGCAGTTGGTAAATTGCCCTTTTGATATCCTCACGCCGCTGAGTCCTGTTCATAGTAACAGGTTGCCGAGGCTTTAGCAAAGTGGCGGTCTCATTCCCTATTTCAATGCAACCCGCTGCTTTGGTTGCCTTACGGAATTCTGACTTAGATGTGTAATGCTTGTTGTTGGCCATATGCCTGGTTTCAGGCATAATATCGCTGATCACATTGGGTGCAGCATTGGCCGTGAACCGTGGTTCAGCCAAGTGCTTAGGGACCAACACGCCCTCTCGGTAAACGTAGGTTGTCATTAGCTAGTCACCACTTTTATGATTGCAAAGGTCAGAACCGCTGGGCCAGTAGCAGTCGTGAGCGGGAATATTGAGATATTAAACGAGCCATTTTGCGGGATAGCCCAAACAAGAAATTGATTGGTATCTGTAATGTTGACCACAACACAATCAGTTATGGTGCACAAGCTATTATTGACCACGAATGTGTATAAGGTGCTGTTAACAAAGGCATTGCTGACTGTTGTGATCTGCCCACACATAGTATTGAGCGTGACCGGGGTCGTGATGCTAGTTAATTGCGTAACCGTACCACCAGTCCCAAGCCCTGGATATGTATAGCCGGTTGTTGTAACCAGCTTATTAACAGCATTGCACAAAGCAGGCAGAACAATACTGCTGGTATTGTCATAGGGGCTGACTTGCGGGTTAAAGACCATCAGTAACCCGGTTTGGCTGGCCCAGCAGGTTTAGGCTGCGGTTGCATTGCCCGTTGCTGCTCATGCACCATCTGCTGCTGACCCATAGCCTGTTCATGCTGCATATGCCGTTCATCCATCTGTTGCTCATGCTGCATATGCTGCTGGTCCATGGCTGACTGCCGGTCAAACTGATGCTGCTCATGCTGCATCCTGACATTCTCATGCTGTATTTTTTGCTGGCCTAATGCAGCTTGCTGGTGCATCTTCACCTGCTCAATTTGCATCTGCATCATTTGCATCTGCTGTTCAATTTTCTTGATTTCAATTTCCATTTGCTTAGATGCAATTTCAGCCTGAGCCATTTGCTGCTCACCCGCCTGCTGTATTTTTTCATGCTCAACTTCAGCCTGGGCTTTTTGCGTATCAGTTTGCGCTTTCATCTGCATAGCCTGAGCATCAGCTTTGGTCTTGGCCATCATACCCTGATGCTTCAATTGCTGGATCTGCATATTGCCTTTGATCTTAGCCATGTCAGCCTGAGCTTTCATTTGCTCAGGGTTGGGGTTCTGAGCGGCCTGCTGCATCTTTTGCTGGATCATTTGCGGGGCCTGATCCACAAAATCATCAATAGCCGCCTCCAAATCACGGCCTACTTTGTAGCCACGCACGCCAAATTGCAGCATCTTGCCCAGCAGCGGCACTACTTCAGGGAAAACCTGACCCATTTGCATTGATGTCTCTAAAAACTGCGTAGTGGCAGTGATGAACTCAGTTCTATCCTGCTTCTCCTGTGCCGCATCAGGGAAGATTGTACTGTCAACTTCAATATCAATGCGGAAGCCCCTCAGCTTCTCATCACGAATGAGGCTGATGGCGTCACTGATACGTTTGATTGCATCAAACTGCGCCAGCAACTCAGGCGGGAGCGGCGGCAGTATTTGACCCTGCATGGGGGCTGGCATGCCCGCCATAGGGCTGGCCGCGCCCGCTGGTGCGCCCATTTGCGGCTGGGGTGGAGGTGCCCCCTGGGGCCTAAACGGCACCACGTTGCCCCCCTGTGCCATTGGCGGGGGTTGCCCTGCCGCCGAGGGAGCAGCAGGGCCAGGGGAGCCAGGGGGCGTGCCGGGGGCCGCTTGCACGGGGGACGGGTTGGGCGGCGCACCCGGCATTGGTTGGGCTTGGCCTTGAGCCTGCTGAGGCGGCGGCGGCAAGGTCGCCTGAGGTCCTTGCAGCGCCGTCAGTGAAGGCATGTCCTTGGGGCCAAGCCCTTCTTCATATAACGCACCGGAAGCTTCAATCAGGCTTTGCGGGCTGAAATGCTTAGCCATCACATCAGCCATCAGCCTGACCGTATCACGGGCAAACCTAGCAATTTCATTTTGTCGGCTAGTGAGGCGGGTACCAGTCGTATTGTGCTTTAAACGCACACCTCCCAGGGTTTCACGGGCATCACTGGTACCCCGCATAATGTCACTGATACCGGTCAGCCGGTCCATATCCTCCATGACCTTTTGGCGGGCCTGAATAAGCTCATTGACGACGGCAATGATTTCCTGCACCGGCATGAGGGACCAATTACCCTCAATGCCCCCACCTTCCTTGCCAAAGGCCGCCCAATCATCAACAGGGATAAGCTCATTCTCAACACTCTCATTGAACAGCCGTGACATTGCCTTGGCTGCGGCGTTGTACACGCCTGCAATCTTGCAGGCCCGCGTCAGCATGGCTATGCGCTGCGTCAACTCATCAATTTGAATGGCCTGGTCCTGATACTGAATGTAATCAGGCACAGGAACCAAAGTGGTATTGGTGGGGTTGGCGTAAAGCGGCCGGGGGCACGGAAAGAAGTTCTCAAGCTTTAAAGGATCCTCTTCACGGTCCATCAAATATTCATAACCATGGCCCACCCAATAAACCGTCGTATCAAGGCGGTTCCACACTTCAAAAACCTGGCCCTTATCATCATCCAGCGCCTGCAACGGCGTGGTATATTGCACCCGTTGCCCACGGTCATCCTTGATCAGCGGTATTTTGTCAGCAATCTCCTTGCCAAAGCGCCTGCGCATTTGGTCACGGCTCATGTAGTGCCGCTTGGCTACCGTGGTCACTTCCTTCCAAACACGGCAACGGATTGGCAGAGTGAAAAAGTCCTGCCACGGTACATAATCAATTGGCACTGATTCCCTGACAATACGGTCACCGGTTTCACGTAATTTTTCCTCCTCAGCCGAAGGTTCCTCAGGTTCATTGAGGTGCAGCCGGTCACGCTTACGGCGCTCACCGGGCGGGCTGGTATCAGTACCGGTTACTTCATTTTGCTCGTCAGCATTCAGCCTGCCATAGGTATCCCGCATGTCAGTCTGAACTTCAGGCGGCAAAGATGTACCTTCTTCAATCTCAGGCTCATAGCGGATCCACAACGTACCGCGCCCCGGCAACAGGTAATCATCCACTGCCTGCAACATGGCTTCATGAAAGCCATTGATTTCAATTTCATTGCGCAGCGCCCGCTCAAGCATGGAGGCGGCGTTGCGGCCTATGGGGTCACGGTCACGGAAGCGCCGCTCCACCACCGGCAACGGCTGGCGGCCATACAAAGCGGGGCGCAAAATTTCAGTATTTGACCACAATGAATTGTAACGGCGCTGACCCTCTTCATCAACGCGGTTGCGCTCATCACGGTAGCGCTTTTCAATAGTATCTCCCCGCTTGG